TAATACACAACAACTTCTTTAAGTTCATTTATATACCTCTTTAATTCCTGCATGTTGTAAGCCATAAGCTCATAATCAGGAACAGACATAGCAACAAAAACTACTTGACCTTGATCTTTTTCTACTACTGATAAGAACTCTTCAAGGTTTTTATCACTAACAACATACCAATATGGATCTTTTAAATCAATCTCTCTAGGTAGTATAGGCTGAACTATCGTCCTTTGTATAGGTTTAGATACAACTTCTACTGACTGTTTACTGGGTATTAGGCTGCAACTGCAAGCCATCATCAAGACTGTCAATGTTACGGCTGTCTTCTTCAATACTATCGAATACATCTTTAGTTCCTTTATTTATTCTCGGTTCTATTAGTCCAGGTTTAGCTGAAGCTAATTTAGTTAAGTCATGTCGTTTAAATATATCAATATAACGATTCATTTCTTTTTGAATTTCCTGACTTCTTAATTGTATTTGTTGCAGACCTTCTGTCTGTAGGGTAAAATCATTTTGTAAAGATTCTATTGTTAATTTTTGCTCTTGGTCTCTTAATTCAAAAGCTTGGTTAAGTGCTGATAGTTTTGAGTTTTCACTCCACAATAAATAAGTACTGAGTCCTAGTACAACAATTATTCCTATAAACACTTTACTCATACGTATATATTTCCAATGATTTCTTTTTACCTTTTACTTTTATCGGTTTTAACAATTTTAACTTAAATTTAGAATTTTGTTTAGTATTTAGACCTATAATTAAATCTTTACCAACTTCCTTAGTAGAACTTTCTAGTCTTGCTGCGGTATTAACTGCGTCTCCTATAGCTGTGTAATCAAACCTAGAATCACTGCCCATGTTGCCTATAATAGCTTCTCCTGAGTTTATACCTATACCAATAGCTACACTAGGCAGTCCTTCTTTATTTAATTCTTTATTAAGTTCTATCATGTTTTTCTGTATTTCTAAAGCACAACTTATAGCTTTATCTTCATGGTTTTCAAGATTTATTGGAGCGTTAAAAATAGCCATCATAGCATCACCAATATATTTATCTACCATACCGTCATATTTTTGTACAGCACTTTGTTGTGCAGTTAGTGCTTTATTCATAATATACGTAACTTGCTCAGGTTCTACACTTTCACTTAAAGAAGTAAACCCTCTTACGTCTGTAAACAGAAAAGTAGCATATCTTTTTTCACCGCCTAATTTTAGTAACTCTGGATTATCCTGTAGTTTTTTAACTTGTCTAGGGTCAAGGTAGTGTTCAAATTGTTTTTTAATTTGCAACCTGAGTTTAAACTGTTCTCTAAACCTAAGATAAAAAGCAACCGACCCAGTAATAAATTCAGATATCAAACTCCAAGTTACGTCTATTAATAAACCAGTATTGATTAAATAATAACTGATTCCTCCTGTACTTATCATAACTAAAGTAGCTAAAAATATTCCGCTACTAATACCTAAAAGATGCAGTGAAAACCAAACAGCTAATAAACCTATGGTAAATATAAATAACTCTAATGCTAATGACCAATCTGGTATGTGAGGGCTATCTTGTATTAGTATACTTTCTGCTAGTGCTGCCTGTATTTTATGTGGTTCTAATAATCCTACTGGGGTAGCTATCTGTGGCATCACCCCATTAGCTGTAACACCTACGAATACGAATTTACCGTTTACTTCCATTTCTTGTAGTGTTGTCTGTGGCGTATCTACCCAACTTATCCACTTACGACCTAAACTATCAGTTTTTACTGGAGGAATACCACGTATAGCTATTTCTTGTATTCCGTTTTGGTTAGTTGTAATAATGTATGTTCTAACGTTGAATAAAGCTTTATATATTTGAGTACCAAAAGAAGCTACCCAACCTTCAGGCGTTCTTAATAACAAAGGGACTCTCCTAACTAGTTGGTCTACTTCAGTAGGAGCACTAGCAATTCCTTGTAATATATTTTCATAGGTGTAAAAATTTTCTTTAACTCCCTGTGTAAGTATGCCACCAGTATCGTCACCTTTTATAACTGTACCTGTCGTTTTAGGATACACATTATTATCAGTTTCAAACATAGCTATAACACTAGGAGCATAACCTAAAGACCTAGCAAAATCTTTATCCCCCAGCATTCTATCTGGTTGCGGAAAACTTATAACCCATCCTACACCTAATGCACCTTTAGCTATAAGTTCCATTTGTATATCTGCTAGTCTTTTTCTAGGTAAAGGATAACCACCTTCACGTTCAACATCTTCTTCAGTAATGTTTAAAACAACAAAATTACCACTAGGGTTTTGTTGTTTAACTAAACTGTCAAAAGTTTTAAATTTAAGTATTTCTGTTAGCGTACTTTGAAACAGTAAAGGCAACACAAGTACAATAAATATTGGTAATATTAATTTTTTCATTATCCGCCTTGTGTAATAGTGATTGTACTATCACTTCCTCCGTTTACCTTTATTATATTACTAACGCCATCTTGTATAAATATAACTGTGTAAGCATCGCTACCATTTAAATCTAACCTTACACTTTCATTCACTTCTCTTCGTAAACTAACTACGTTACCTGTTATCAGGGTAGTGATTTGTGTGTCAGGGTCTTTACCTAACAGAGTACCAGAAATTTGTGTACTTGTAGCTTGGGCTAAAGCGTCTTCATCTTCTGCTATGGCTAATGCGTCTAATACGTTAAGTAAGTCTTCAAGATAGTTTACATCTAAAAAATTAATATCCAGTTCTGTAAATTCAAGTTCATCTTCACCTAAATAATCTACATCTAAATAATCTATATCTAACTCATTAAAATCTAAAATACTTTCTTGGGTAGTTGAAACTTCTTCTGCATAAGTTATCTTCTCTTTCTTAGGTGGAGTAACAATTAACATGTTGTCAATAACGTCTAACGTTAAATCTAAAATAACTGGTTTAGAAGGAGCTGATTCAAACACGCTTACCGTTGTGGCTTGGTATGGCTTGTTTAAAAGTACAGTACCCATAGCCGTAACTACTTCTATTTCACCACTAGATAACCCTGACGCGTCTGGTAACAGTATTATAAGACTACGCCCTAATTCATCAACAGTAGCTGTAAAGTCTGTGCCTCTAATAGCTATATTGGCTGTAGGAGTTTTAAGTGTTATGTTTTGTTTATCTATGCGGTTTAGATTGCCTGTAATAAACCTAGCTGTACCAAGACCAAAAGTAATAGCCATTTTAGATTTGCTTGGATCAAGATCGTAAATGTATTCATCTATTAATAACTGTGAGTGTTCTGTAAGTTTTACAACAGAGTCATCAAGAAATGTTATAGCCATTCTGCCATTAGTAGTTATGGCTTCATCATTACTTTGTATGGCAAATTTTAAATTAGCATCGTAAGGTTTGTCTCTTACTATTTGGGCTGAACCATTTAGTTCAGAAATGTCTCCAATATCAGCAGCTTGTGCTTGTACCTTGGTCGTTTTGAACGACACAAACAGTAGAAGCAGAAGTGCCAGAGATTGATATGATTTTAAGCCAATCATTGTCTTGGGTACTTAATTGTTGAATATTAAAAGTTCTCGAGCCACCTGTATGGTCTAAGTAAAAATATCCACCTGCTGAAGCGTTAACTCCTGTACCTGTATAAGTAACTGTATTGTCAGAACCATCAATATCCATATAGTTAGTAGCACCATCAATGTTAATGTTTGAGGTTACTGTGTTATTAGAACCTTGAATAATCCAATCTAAATCAAGAGATGCAGCTATTGCGGTTGTACCTTGATTTAAGGTAAACGTATTACCACTACCAGTAACAGCTACGTTTTGATTAGAGCCATCTGAACTGTAGGTATCTGTTGGATCTACTTGAATGGTGAATGTATTAGTACCGCCAGTAAAGTTATATAAACCTGTAAAGTTATCTGCAAAAATATCTCCTAAGAACTTATTAGTAGCCCCAATCATGTTGATGTCAAGTGTCATGGCGTTTCCGTCTAAATCAAAAGGAGTTACACTACCTGCTGTTGAATTAAGACCACCAATTATATTAGATATTCCTAACTGTTCCAAGTCTATATTAGCACCAGTACCAGATTGGTCTACGTAAATTTCGTTATCTGCGGAGTGTAGTGGAAGAAAAACAACACATAATAACATGTATAGATAATTTTTCATTTATATAGTCTACTCCTTAGTTGCTAAATTGTAAAGCCAATACTTTTTCTCATACCCTTGATTTATAATTTCTAATACACCGCCTTCAATAGCTTTCATTAAAGCAATAGTAGAAGACTCATTGCGTGCGTTACCTAACTCTATTTCTACTAGTTCGGTCCCTGCTTCTATAAACCTAAAAGCGTCATTAGATTTACCATAACTGAATATAGTTTTTTGACTCAATACTTCTAAAAGAACTTCGCCTGTGGCTACTGAAACCATCCTAAGACTCACAGTAATGTTATCTTCTCTATATTGTACGCTGTTGCCAATCCCTAAGTATCTAGCTCCTACACCGCCAGACTCAAGGTTAGCTTCGTAAGATATAACAGCTCCTTCCATTAAGATACCCGCGAATAATAAAGGAGCTAATTGTTTTTTCTTTTCTTCATCCGTAGCAAACTGTTCCCTAGCCGAACGTATGAGTTGTCTTTCTTTAGTTAAATTATCTAACCCTACCCTCTCTACTACCCTAAAGAAATCACCGTTCCCTGCGTGTTTTAAAGCCCGTATAAGTAATGCGTTAGGTTGTTGTGTTATAGCGGTACTAAATAAAGCGAACTCGCTGTTACTTTTACGCTGACCTGTTTGGTCAGTAAATGCAGCAGGATACACAGCCACTACTGGGCTAACTTTAGGAACTTCTACGTTACGTAATACAGGAGACTGAAGATCTTGTATTGTAACTATGTTGTGTGCTTTAAATCTTTGTTCGTATGTATCTTCAAACTGGTCAAAGATAGAACAACTAGAAAGTAAAAGTACCAATAGGTATTGTAATTTCAGTAACTGTGCCATCTGCTTCTGTTATTTTAAGGGTTAGTGTTACGCCATCACTTGTGTATTCAATGATGTTTCCTTCTAGTTCTATTATAC